CCTCAGCGCCGTCGGCCATGACCACCTCGGGGTTCGCGGGCGCCACCGGTTCCGGGGTCACGACCGGCTGGTCCGGTTCGACGGCGCGCTCTGTGGCCGCGGCCTCTCCGGTCTCGGCCGCGGTTTCGGTGGCGGCGGCTTCCCCCGGCCCCTCAGCGCGAGCCAGAAGGTCGGCCAGCTCTTGACGATGCTGGTTCTCGGCGGTCTCCATAGCAGTGACTTCGGCGGTGATGGTGTCACGCGCGTCCAGCAAGGAACGTAGGTAACCCACGTCCTCGGTGCCGAGCGTCTCACCTGCGCGAACACGGGCCTGAAGAAGATTGATCTGGGCCATAACCGTTGAATGCAGCGCGTTCAGCTCCTCAACGGTGGCGGGGAGCTGCTCAGGCAGCTGGAACCGTTCCACGGTCGGACTCCTTGTCGTTATGGGACGTGCTTCACTGGTGACAGCTCCCTGGCCCGTAGCCAATCAGAAACCCTCTGCGCCGGAACAGTAAACGAAAGGCGTGCAGCAGCGCTAGCGAGACACGGTCTGGCTGCGGTACACCGCGCGGATAGTGCCGCCGCCGTGAGCCCGCTGCTCAGCCCTAGCCTCAGCCAGAGTCATAAAGACCGCACCGTTGTTGGCGGTGCGATACGAGACGCCTCCAGGGCTGATGTAGTCGTAGCCCACGATGTCACGTGGACTGGGAGCACCCTGACTGCCACGGCAACCGCACCCCATCACAGCCCCGCTTCCGTGAGCATCTGCTCGATCTGCTCGTTGGGTGACACCGGAGGTTCAGCATCGTCAACCGGCTCGTCTGCGGCATCCTCCACGGCATCATCGGGAGGCGTCTCATCGGTACCGAGCACCACGCTGTCACTGCGGGGAATGGTCGGCGACGCGCCGAAGTACTCCCGCATAGCGGCGACCATGCCGTCGCGGATGTCGTCGACAGTCAGAACCACTTGCTTTCCGACATTGGCTTGACGCGGGGATGGTCCCACCGCTGCCACCAGGGCTGCCGGACGTCCTTCGGCGTCGTCCCGACCTTGGACGGCGAATCCAGGGGTGTTGACGGCGAGGGCGGCGATGAGGTCGAGGCCTTGGCCGAGATTGCGCCAGTCCCCGGACAAGGGAGCGGAAAGACCCTGCTCCACGATCTCGGGGGAAGCTCCCGGAGCCGCCACTCCGGAGAACCAGATACCGTGGTCGTCCTCGCCCACGCGCACCAGAGCGAAACACGAACCCGTGTCGTCATAGTGTGCAGCCGCCGGAGCGGGGCGAAGGCGAGGATCAGCATGACCGGTGCCTACCGTGAGTCGTCCGACCGGGAGCACGGCGCCGTTGTCGAGGCGGACCCCGGGCGACGTGTGGAAGTGTGCATATCCGCTCGGCGAGCGCGGTACCAATACGCACTCAGACTGAATGCTGCGATGGCACTGACCGAAGACTGCCAGATGCCCATAGATGCGACCTTCCTCGTTCATGGTCGGCAACGTCGGACCAGTCAAGTGTGGGTCCTCGAACAGCGTGTGGCTGTAGACACGCGGGCGGAACTCCGCGGCCGCCGACGCCACGAGCGCCGCATCGCGCGACTCGCGGTCATTGTTGAGCGCCAGCTTGGTGGAACCGAACGCGGGCAGGGCTACCAACGTGACACCAATGATCTCGCCCTTGGTCACCGCCATGTATAGCGGCTTGCCGGCCTCCACGTAGGGTGCCAGATCGTCGGCCTCGAGCTTGTTGCCGCTGGCGTCGGCGAAGTGCCACTCAGCTCCAGCAATGTCGACGCTGGGCGCAGTGACCCCGTGCGTCAGCAGACCAGCGGCCTCATCTGCCTCAGGGGTGTTGAGCAAGTACCCGCTCGCCACCACCTGATTGTCGTGGCGCGAGATGTTCTCGATGACGCCGACCGTGTAGCTGTCCACGTGCCCGCCGGAGTTCTGCTTGCACCACTGCAACGGGAGCGGCGTGTTGCGAAACGCCAGCTCGATGCCGTTGGTGAGGATGCGACGGTCGGACGAAGGCTCACCGATAGTGGCCACGGGAGCATCGGTGAACGTGCGGAACGTCTCGGGCCCATTGTCTACGGCGGCGGGCTCGGTCTCGGCCTGGGTCATTATCGGCTCCTGTCTTGCGGCCACCACCATAGCGAGCACATCTTGCGCAGTCTGGCGAAGCGGGGCGGCATAGGGAATGAGACTACCGGGTGGTGAAGTCATTTCAAGGTTGCGGATGGGCATCAGGAATACCTTTTCAGGGTCGCCAACGCGGACTGAGGTGTGAAGTAATGCTGGCGCAGATAATGATGGGGCACCCGTACTCGGTAGACATGGACCGTCGACAGCGATCGACCGGACAGATGTGCCCGCTTGCCGACGGGCATGGGTTTGGGAGCACGAAAGACGGCACGAGTCTTGACGCGGGCCGCCCGGTAGTCGGAATACGCCCTCTTACCCATCGGGCGCGAACCCGAACGGAGTGCACGGGACACCTTAGCCGATAGCCGTCCGTGGGCTGAGTAACGGCGCTTGGGCATGTCACTCCACCTCTCCCTCGACCATGCCGGAAACCAGCTCGCGTTTCACTATCTCGTAGACGGCTGCACGCAGCTCCTCGGTGTCGATGCCCAGCCGCATGATGACTTCATCAGCCAGGGCGGAGTCCCATCCCTGGATCAGCCGGGGCACGTCCTCAGGAGCCACCGGAGGCATGTACTTGTGCGTGTCGTGCATCGGAATGTCGCGCAGGCGCACGTAGTCCTCCCGGCGGCGGCGGCGTTTGCCTGCTAGCTCCAATGCCCGCGTGACCAGCATGCGTTCCGCCAGCATGGTCGCGGTCGCAGCAGACGCCTGCATCGTCTTGCGGCGTCCGCGACCGGAACCGGAACCGGAACCCTTGGCCGGAGCCGGCTGAGGAGAGGGCGTCTGCGGCTGGCCCGGCGCTGGCAGCGGCATGGGCGGAGTGTCATGGATCTGGTTGCCGGTCTCCTCGGCGATGAGCCCCGGCGGTTTCGCGCTGTCAATCGGCAGTGTCCCCGGCTTGGGCCCGAGCAGGGGAAGGAAGGTCTGCACCAAGGCGGGCTGCCGCGACACCTGATCGCGTGCCCACTGCTGCCAACCCTCCATCGTGTCGAAGTCGTACCCTGCCCCGCTGGGCAGACCCAGCAGCTCCAGATACGCCTGACCGCAGATGGCCCCGCTCATCCACGCAGCGTTAGCCGCGTTCGACTTGTCGGGGTCAGCGACCAGACCGCTGGCGTCGTACCAGAGGGTGTAGGCCGATGGATCGAGCCCTTCCTTAATCAGGACTTGGTTGACCACCCGTTCGGTGAGCGCCTGGCAGATCATCTCCATGACAGGGGCGACATGGAGCGCCACGTCCTCGTCACTGATCTGCCACGCCGTCCAGTGGTTGGTGTTGGAGCCCAGACCGAGAAGTCGTTCAGGGCTGACGTCGAGGCCCATCGCCAGCCGGGAGATGGCGTCATTGCGCACCTGAATGGCAATGGAGGTGACCGAGTTGTCGAACTTGAGGTGGTTGACGTTCTTGACCTGATCACCCGGCACTGCGGCGAACATCGGGATCAATGCCGCCATAGAGTCGTCGTCATCGTAGGCGGTGGTGGCGACCTGCCAGAGCAGCTCCTGTAGCTGCTTGACCGCGGGCGTGCCCTGGATAGCGGTCTGCTCGGCGATCCCAGTCTTGTCCGATGTGGGCCCCTGCGTCGCAGGCAGGCTCATCTCCTGGGGAACGAACACCACACCGTTGCCGATCAACCGGCTCTTGGATGCATTGCTGATCGTCTTGGTGGTGCGCACGATCTCATGCAGCGGGTCCAGACAGGCGCGCACAGGTGAGTCCGGCTCACTGGCGCGTCGGGCGCGTGGATTCCAGATGCGGAACAACGAGTCGCTGGTGGGATCGAAAGGGTGCCGTTCGCCGGTTTCCAGCTCGATGTCAATGCTGCCTGTGCCTGAGGTCCGCACCTCCTCACGCGTCACCACCTGCCACATCATGCGCGGAGAACCGTCGGGGAGCTTGTCCTCCTTGGTGTCCAAAATCGCTACCCAGACCTCACCGACCACCGACAAACTCTCCACGATGCGCTTGACGAGCTGGGACTGACCCAGGGGGCCATTGGCGATGCCGCGCACGATCTCCTTGACGCGCGGCCCGTTGGGGTCCTTGTCGCTGATGTTGCCTGTGGCCTTGCCCGTCTCCATGTCGACGGAACTGGCAATGAGCCGAACCCGCGAACACGAGCTGGCCCGCCATCCGACGTAGTACCGTAACTCCCCGACGCGGTCATACATCTCCCATGCCAGCGTCTGCCAGTCCTGGCTGCGATTGCCCCCCATCGTCGACTTGAAGCGCGTGTCAAGGAACTCCGCAACAGGCTCACTGGCAGCGGTCAGCGTCTGCCTCGGCGCCGTACCTTTGGGGCGGCGCTCAATGCGCAAGGTCGGGGCTACCACGGGTCAACGGTATCTGTTGCTGGTGCTAGGCATGGTCCTCCACCACTTCTGTGTCCTCAGTGTGCGCCGCAAACGCGAGAACGCCAACCAGATGTGAGACGGCCAGCGCTACCGGAATCACGGCCCACCACGGCCAGCCGATGAGCCGCACCGGTGCCACCGCCGTGGCCAGGCTCAGCCAGAACCCCACGCACCACGGACATTCGAGGAAGTACATCACCGTCGACCAACGGCGCACCGTGGCGCCGAAGATCGCAGCCCGCTCTGCTTGACCCAGACGCGCCGACTCAGCCACAGCGGCCTGCGCTGCTCTCACCTTGCGCACGGGGATCAGGCGCACGGCGTCGAGCACCGTGTCGTGGTTGACGAGCCTGGTCAGGCGCATCACCGCCAGCGAATATAAGGATAGAATGAGAATCTGGTTTCCGAGGCCCATGTAGGCACAATAACTCACTCACCGAGGTCTACGCTGCGGACATGACCACGGTTCTGGGAATAGACTCCTCCCTCACCAGCACCGGCGTATGCCGGGTAAAGGGACTCCACGCACGTGACGACGACGGGTCTGTGATCGACACCTGGCGAGTGCTGTCCAAGCCCGGCACCGACCGGGGGCCCGTGGGCATGTCCAACCGAATCGCCGAGATCATCGCGGCGCTAGACCCGCATATCGCTGAGGCGGACTTAGTCGTGCTGGAGGGCATCTCGTTCTCCTCCATCGGCACCGGCGCGCATGCGCTGCACTGGCTGTGGGGCCGGAACGTGGATGCCACCGTAGACCGCGCCGTGGAGCTGCGGGTGGTGTCGCCCAGTCAGCGGATGAAGTACGCCACTGGTAGAGGCAACGCCGCCAAGGACATGGTGCTGGCGGCTACGATCCGCCGTTGGCCCGACGTGGACATCGACGGCAACGACACCGCCGACGCGCTCGTGCTGGCCGCGATCGGCTGCCGGTATCTGGGCCTGCCCATTGACGACGTGCCCAAGGCGCACTGGGGCCCCGTCATGGAAAAGGCACTGCGTTAGCGCGTGAGCTTGCGGCGCATCCACTCTGGCGGTACCGCCTTGGAGCCGGTCAACGGCGAGGCGGCAACAAGTCGACCTGATCCCATCGCCACCAGCCTGTCATGGGCGATGACACCTGCAGCAATGCGGTCAGGTTGATGCTGGCCAGCCTGCCAGTCCGCGGCCTGATCCTCGAATACCGCCAGCTTGGTCGCCACCGTCCGCGCCTTGCCGGTCTCCAGGGCCTGACGCAGCAATGAAGATCGAGCCACGGAATCAGCGTTGGCCTGACCCCGCCACTTGAAGATGGTGAAGGGCATCTGCTCGGATCGCGCCCGCAGGGTGACGGCCTCGCCCAGCGTCCACCCGTCCAGTGCCTCCTTATGGATGTCGCGCCACGCACGCTTGAGCACCGCCGCGTAGGTGGTGGAGGCGGTGTATGCCTCCATCGCGATCTCACGGGCCCCGATAGTCAGCGCCAAAATCACCGCTTGCCGCGCCCACTGATCGGAGGTGTACATACCTGACCAGTCCTCGGCCAGCAGCACTGTGCCGTCAGGACACAGATAGCCGCCGATGATACCGGTGGCGTCACCCTTACCGGTGTCGGCCGGATCGATGCCTACCACTGCGGCCACCGGATGCTCCGGCACCTCGCCGTGCAGCTCAAACCAGCTGCGCATGAACAGAC